GATCTCTACCGTGACAGGGTAGCGCATTAGGCCAGCTATGCTAACGAAGCAAAATAAAAAAAGTTGTTGTAATCTCAACTAAATGTTTATCAGTAAACCGACTCACTACAACAACGAAACTTGGTCTGCGGGAGTGGGTTCGCTCACTCTTTCACCATACCTTACTTTTCAGGGAGGATTTACAGGCACCATCACTAATCTGGCTCTCACACATAAACTTGTCGCACCGTGCTGGATTCGAACCAACGATAGAGACCCGACTCTTATTGTCAGGATGAGGAACCGCACCACATTATACTTACGGCACATAAACTTGGTAACGCTACGGGGAGTCGAACCCCGCTTTACGGGATGAAAACCCGTTATCCTAACCGATAGATGATAGCGTCATTGTAGAGATAGGCTTCACACCTAATTGACGTTTGCTAGCGCACTCAGTCTAACGTCTAAATCATCAACTTGGTGGAGACAGATGGATTCGAACCACCGCGCTTTTTACAGATCAGATTTACAGTCTGGTGCAATCAACCACTCTGCCATGTCTCCATATTTGTTATATTGAAACACACTCGCAAAGTCTTTCTCTCTGCTGGTCTCGACATCCCCTATAGAATGTATTTCAATATAACTCCTCGTCCCTCGGGTTGCTTCACAGCATCCGTGCCTTGTTTAACCTGCTTTACGCAGTAACCTGGAATCTGTCGGGTATAACGAGGAGATTATTTAACTAATTTTTAATGAACTTGTTGCAACTAACTCTATCGTTTGTTGCTATGTGTCTATTATAACACCACTTTGATTAATTGTCAATCTGTTTCGCTAGTTTAATGTGTGATTTCCACTAGCTTGTTACTCTGTATCAGTCTACCCTAAAGTAGCATCAACCTCCGTCACACTGTTTTTAAACAGATTCTTATCAATCTAAGTATGTATTATATACTAAACACCATTTATTGTCAAACTATTTTTAAGTGTATTGAATGGATTCGAACCATTGTCTCACTGGCGATTCCCACCGTACGAAATGAATCGTGAGGGCCCTTGCGTACTTCCCACTGTACTACAGTACACTTAGAAACAGTCTGACAAATTATTAAAGAACACTGTTAAGAAGTACGATGACTTTCTCAACTCATGCTATGATTATAGCACCAACACCATTTATTGTCAATTCTTTTTCATAAGAACCAAATTAAAACACACTAGTGAAATCGCACTACCCCAGTTTCACGCTGAGTTACCAGTAGTTACAGAGGAATTGTCCTCTTGCGAATAATATGTTTTAATTTGGTCCGGCGTACAGGAATCGAACCCATATTCGCGGTGTAGAAGACCGCTGTATTATCCATTATACGAACGCCAGATGCTTTTCTCAACTCATGCTATGATTATAGCACACTGTTGATTTATTGTCAACGCTTAATTAACTCAATTAAACGAGCGCCGATATCTATCTCAGATTTGAGTTTACCGAACCTATAAGATTTAGGATCATAATGATGGTTGTTGTGCCATCCGCCACCTAATGAGATATAAGATATGATAGGTACATTACGTGAATTATCTTTAGTCGTGTAGCTTGCATAACCATATTTAGAATTATGGAAAAAATAATTACTTAGAAACAAAGTCAATCCTATACCCCAATAAAATTTGTAATAGTGATCATGTATTAGTCTAACAACTTTGTCTCTGTATAAACTACGAGGAGCTATCAAACCTTTTACATTCTCTAATCCAGGTTTAATAAACCAAAGAAAAGAACTTTGCCAAAAGCCATGTATTGGACTATGTAAATCTTCTTTAGTATCTGAATGTCTATGATGATGTAAATGTACTGCTGTCCAAAAAATAGGACTACCTTGACCGGTTAAACTACCCAATACAACGAAAGCATAATGCCAAAATTTTGAAACACTAAAACTCTGATGTGTTAGATATCTATGGAATCCAATAGCATTTCCAAAAATGCCTATTATGTAAAAACCTAATATTGAATATAACAGGTAAAGCCAATGAAAATTATAAATCAATACACCAATGGCAACTATCGTTAGAAACAGTTGTGGTAACATTAATCTATAAAAGTGTTTACTCATTATTATATTTATTGTCAAATACTAGGAGTTAACGATAACTTAAGATATTCTAATTCCAGTGAGGATAGAATTATGTCAAGTTTGTTTTGTTGATATTCAGGATCAATAGCCTGGTCGTATGTTGTGTATATACGAACATGATGACTATCTGTAAGTGCATCTATGCGTTTAGTTTCGCAAAATACTTTATAACCTGCTGTATTACTAATTAACATAATGTTTCCTTTTTCAAAAGTTTGTTTCTTTGTTTATAGATTGCGGCATTAGATACTCCTAACATGTGTTCTAGTTCGCTTATACCGTGTTTCTCCATCAATTCTAACAGATTTATACTGTCCCAGTTAACCTTTCTTCTATTAGTTGACGCACATTTAGGGCTACAAAACTTGTTTAATTTTGACTTTAATACTCCGCAATGCGGGCAATTATCTTGTTCTAAAATAACCTTATTATAATCAGTAAATGATTCATTAAATTCAGTAAAGGTTTCTGGAAGTTTCTTTAATCCCGCATGTATCTCACTATGACAATTATGGCATACTAATATACATTTCTTTAATTCTTCAACTACTTTGTTCCATGTCTTTGGATTTGCTCGTAAACTACCAAACGCTAATTCTTTTTGAGATGGATCAATGTGATGAAATGCTAATGCTTCTTTGCAGGCATTGTATCCGCAACATTGGCATTTTCCTCCCATGGACTCTACCATGCGTTCTTTTGAACGATGTCGCCATGCTTTAACTCTGTCTGATGATATTGTCATGTTATAACCTCTAACCTATATAGTATTTATGCCTATACCACAGGTTAGAGGTTATATTGTTGGCTCCGGATGTGAGATTCGAACTCACCTAGCCAGTGATTAACAGTCACGCCCATGCACCTAGCTCGGGTTTTCCGGAATAAAATTGGTGCCCCCACCATGATTTGAACACGGGACCTACCGCTTACAAGGCGGTTGCTCTACCACTGAGCTATAAGGGCGATACAAATAGTAATGATGTTACTCACTACTATGTTTATTTAACATGAATTATACAGTGTATAAAATTATTTGTCAAGTACTAACCAACAATGTTGATCAGTATGATTTACCATACTTACAGTAAAACCTATTTGCTTGGCAATCTGAATAACAGAGTCCATATTGTTATAATATACACTAGTGAATAAATTAGTGCGATTGGCTAAATATTTAGCCGAGTGCCTAACCCAAATATCATCGGTGATATCAAGAGTTTTATCATCTAAGAAATTAAATAACAATTTTCCACCCGTAGCTAAAATCGTGTGAATAGATTTTAAGTAATGGTAAATGTCATATAGATTAAAGTGAATGAACAATGCTAATGCATAAACTCTTGATACCTGATTAGGTGGTATCATAGACATATCGGCATATTGAATATGATGATACTCAACATTAGACAAGTCGGTTAATTCTACTTTACAATAATCTAAAAAACTTTTACTTACATCAACACAATGAAGTGTTTTGACTAATGGTGCAATTTCTTTCGCAATGAAACCACAGCCTGGACCTAAATCTACTACTATATCGGAAGACCCAAGTGGCAGCATACGAATAATATTAGCGGCTTCTAGTTGTTTAGCCACTCTTATTTTATCTATATTCTGACTTGGGTTTTCTCCGTATGTTTTACCAACGTACAATTGCAAAAGTTTATCTAAACTAATAGAACTCAAAGTATCCCAAGAATTCATAAATTTAGTTTAGTAAAATTCTGCTATGCTTTGGAACACCTGCAAGCAAATAATCCATTTGATCAGCAAGAATTGTACGATGTTGTAGAATCATGTTTTCATAATGGTTTGGGACATACGGTGCGTATAGTAGTTCCATACGTGCTTCCTTCAATGTCTTGTGACCCTTACGACTGTTACATTCTTTACATGCAGTAACAACGTTCATCCAAGTGTTTTCACCACCCAAGAACTTAGGGACAATATGGTCTCTACTTAGATGGTTGTAGTTTGCATGATGCTTGCCACAGTATGCACAGATTTGCAAGTCACGACCGAACAATGTTCGGTTAGTCAATGCGACAGTACCGTGCTTGTATGGGTTGAATCCGTGACCTTTGATAGCAATAATGCTAGTAGTTTCAATGTAACTTTGATCACCAGAGTTTTGAATACCTCCACGATATTTAGCCACAACTTCACCCATACTCCATGCTACTGAACCAGTTGCGTGGTATGAGATTGCGTCATCATGTGAAATCCACTGTCTTGGGATTCCTGAGATATCTAGTGCTAGAACAGACATATTGTACTCCTTTACTGTTGTTGTCACTACTGTATTTACTCTTGGTGGGTCGTGCAAGAATCGAACTTGCATAATTTCTTTAGAAGAGAAATGTCCTATCCGTTGAACGAACGATGCATAATCTTATTTATGAGGGTATTCTATTACTTTAGACCCTGTTTGTCAACACATTTCCAAGTAACCTTTCCAG